CGTCAAAGATGTGGTCGAAACCAAGAAATGCGTTCCGTGGGAACATAAAAGTATTGCTTACCATGATTACCTCCTATTGTTAAGCAAGGTTGAAATGTAGGACCCGCTTCCGCGGCATCCAATACTATATATACGATTTCCAATCCAAACGCTGTTTTTCCCATAAATTTTTTCTGTCTTCCATGGAAATTTGGCGATATGTATCAAAGTCAATCATATATATGTTATCCGTGCGTTCTTCTTGAATATAATTTCTATAATTAAAATCAGCAAACGACCACGAATTCTTGCGGTATATAACATCTTCTTCAATAATAGGTATCTTGCTTTTATTAAGATATTTTCCTTTTATATAGTCAGATGTAATGTACAATCTATTGTTTAAGATTTCATATTCAAATCTTGGAATACGAACTCTATTAAAGCTATCTTTCTGAAGTCTATCAAGCCACTCTACTTTAAGTGATAGCTTTTCTTGAATATCTTCTTGTGGATATTCAATCATCTTAGTCAGAGTGAAGGTGGTTCTTCGTCCTTCGGTATAATATGATCTGCCTAGATTTTGTTTATCATGTTTGATTTCTGCGACAAACTTTTGGAAAGTTCCTTCGTGTTTACCTAGGTCTTGTTTCCAATATTGTATTTCGGACATAACTCCCACTCATTCTTTTCTTTAAATGGTATAATCTTAATCTGTCTCAAAGGAGCTTGATTTTCTGCTAGTTGTTTGTTTTCAATATTGATAAGACCCCAATCGCTCATAAGTGTTGCAATCGTGTTACGTCTTCCAATATCTGTTTCATCTAGATTAGCTTTCTTTCCATCGAGTAAAAAGAGCTCTTTAAAGTGTACGATAAAGTATCGTCCTTGTTTATGTAAAATGTGGCATGATTGAAATAGCTTTTTCTCTTTACGAGATGCTACGCCTATTCTTGTCAGTGTTTCTCTCACTTTTAAGAAGTCGTCAGGCTCACGTAGAGTAATCTCAAGCATTTTGCTTGGATCCCATTCTACTAATTTATTTTCTTGATTTTCCACCTTGTGATACCTTCTTTTTTAATCCGTTAATTTGTTCGGACGATAGAAGGGGCAGGACTTGACGGGCTTTTTCATTGCTATAGCCATAATACTCCTTCACCACTTCAACGTCATTCTCTAATTGAGGCTTCAGCCACTTGCTGAACCTTTTCCTTTTCCGTATAATATTTATAAGAAAGTCAAATTGTAAACGGCTGTCAAGGTGATAGTTAATATTCATTTCATTAGCCATGAGAACTGTATCATTGAAATAACTTAGGCCTCGATTGACCATGAATGAATTGTAATCTTTTTCGACAAGATCATCAACCATGATATATTTCTTGCCATAGTTAATGTCATTTAAAAATTCAAAGGGATTAGCCATTACCACCACTCCAATAATCTACCGTTGCCAATAATAATCATACAACACGTTACGATATGCAATAGAAACCACATTGTTCTGATGCCTAGATGAATATGATCATCTTTCTTGTCATCATCATAAGCATGGCTTCCCATAGCCTTACACCAATACTTCCAAAGAGTGTTCATGAAAGCTCTACGTTTGCCATTATTTCAGTCATGCACGCAACAACATTAAGTTCATGATCTGCAGCAAAAGCATTCTTATACTGATAATCAGCAAGAATAAGAACGAGTTGTGGAATGCTTTGAGGCTTGACTCTTTCTACCATTCTATCATAGATACCTCTAAAGATCGCAGAAGCATCCGTGTCAATGTTATTGACAACCCAACCACGCATTTTCTTAAAGTCTTTAGCTTTTAGAAAGTTGAATAGATCATCATATTTTGATTCAGTAAGAGATACAAGCACACCAGTATCAATAGAACCCGTGCTAGAATAGCGCTGAAGTTCATTTAGTACCCTCCTCCAATCAGGAGCAAATTTCATTATAAGTTCTGCAAGAGGACGTTGATCATACTTGATATCTTCCTCATGAAGAATCTCTTTGCAACGAGTCATGAACTCACCACAAAGTTCTGCCATTTGAGATTTTGTCGTATTGAACTCATACACACCACATCGAGAATGCAGTGGCTCGATAATACGATTCTTAAAATTACATGTCAGAATAAACCGGCAGTTGTTTGAGAATTCTTCGATAAATCCACGTAATGCCGGTTGAAAAGATTGTGGATTAAGATAATCAGCCTCATCAAGAATAATTACTTTATAGTCACCAGATAAAGAAACGCTTGATGCAAACTGTTTGATCTTATTACGAAGAGTGTCGATGTTACCTTCTTCAGATCCATTGATCAAAAGATAATCAACATCTAGCTCATTACATAGAGCTTTTGCAATAGTAGTCTTACCAAGACCTGCAGTGCCAGTGAAGAGCATGTTCTGCAATTCACCAGCATCTACAAGATTTTGGAAAGTATTTTTAAGTTGAGGGGGAAGTATCGTTTCCGATACTTTTTGTGGACGATACTTTTCGACCCATAGGTAGTCTTTCGACATATTCAATCCTTTTCATAATATAGTATAGGGCAGGCACTATTTCTGTGCCTGCTCCTGTTGAAAGTTTTCAGCCATCTGAATGATTGAGATAGACTGATCACGAAGTTGACCAATAGTGGACAACTCTTCACCTTTAAATCCACCGCGTTGAGTCACGGTATCAATAACGGCGATCATGCTACGAGCAGCTCTATTAGCTGTTTCGTACATTTGGGTATGAGCATCTGCTGGTTCCCCTGTTTCAGGTGCCGGGGCAGGTGCATCAAGTTTTTTTTCTTCAGCCATATTAAACTCCAGTCTCCGAAGATTTTTCCAATGCAATCCAATATTGAAGATTGCTGTTTTTGTTAACAAAATGAGAGATTAACTTTGATGAAATCGATACGTCATAATCTCCCGGGACAATCTTAAGATTGCCGATATTCAAGACATAATTAAAATCACTGCCCTGATATTCACCACTGACGTCAATGGAGAATGCATTTGAGGTTGCATTGTTTTTATCTATAACAGATAAACTCAACACACCACTCGATGTTCCTGAAATTGAAATTTCTTGATGACCTAAAGTTGCAGTTGCTTTTCTCAACCTGTTAAGGGTCTCATTATCGAGAACAAACGATACATCGGCATCAGGCATCACAATATCTTTTTGAGGTGATGTCAAGATTTCAGGATCAGAGTAATAATACTTGACCTTTGATCTTCCAGATGCATCGTTCACAATAACGTAATCATCAGTAAAGTCTAGAGTAGGACTATCAACAAGACCTAAGACTGCTAAGAACTCATTCAAGTCATATATCCCCATTGAACTAGGAAATTCTTGATCAAGCTTTGCTTGTGCCAAAACGTTCTTGGCTTCGGTGATAGTCTTAAGAACATTTCCAGATTCAATCACAATGTTTGGATTGATACCCGCAAAGTTCTTTAGAACAGTAAGAGTATTTTCATTAAGTTGCATAATTTATCCTTTACGATTTTCAGTTATAGTTGTATTATACCACAGTCGTGACGAAATGTAAACCATTATTTCATCTGACTGAAATTTTTATGTTTGTAAAACTCGATCTTTGAGTTGAACTTACCATCAAGAACTTCTCCCTTATGTGATATGACAAACGTGTTTGTGTTATCATCTAAGCTTTCTAAGATTTTCATAAGATTGTCGATTCCGTCATGATCAAGGCTTGAATCAAATGTCTCATCGAGCATCAACAAATTAGTAGACACGGAGTTCTTCATCTTAGCAATCTGTCGCCATGTAAACAAAAGTGCTAAGTCAATACGTTGTTTTTCTCCTTCTGAAAAGGAATCATAAGTGAACGCATCACGATGTCTGGATCTTATAGTTTCTTGAAAGCTTTCATCAAGATTGAAGTGAACATAAAAATCTAATATTTGTAGGTATTGATTGACGAGCTTATTTATAACTGGTAAATACTGCTTTATGATTTTTGTCTTGATTCCAGTATCTTTCAACATTTCCAAGATAACAGTATTATAAGAAGCGTCTTCTCTTAGCTTATATTTGTGTTCAAGCTTTGATTCTTGTGACCACATATAATGCTTGAGATCTTCATTTGCTTGTGTTAAATCTTTCGTGTTTTCTTCTTCATCTTTATTTTTAAGAATTTGTTTCTGTAATTTATCTACAGTTTTGCTATTTGAGTTTATAGTAGATTGCTTTTCACGTATGTCATTTATTTTTTCTACTACCTCATTAAGCTCCTTTTCGATTTGAGTGTATTCCATCTTGACACCAGTCACCGCATCAAGTATTGTCTTCCCTTCTTCCTTTAACGCTTTCAGCTTTTCGCTTTTAAAATCTTCAGGTAAATCCTGTGTGCAAGTCGGACATGTATCATTATCCTCATAAAATTTACTATCTTTTTCAAGTGATTGGTATCTTTGCTCAAACCTATACTTATGTTGCATAAGTCCTTGCTTCTTATCATTTAGCTTTTTAGAAGCTTCTTGAGTTCCCGGCTCATCTTTAGTAATAGAATCCAATAAAGTTATATTCTCAGATAGCAACTCTTGAATTTCATCCTCTATCCTTTTTATATTTTCAAGTTTCTTTTTCTTAGCATCAGCACTTATGCTTGTGATATCGCGAATATATTTTTTCTGTACATCGATCTTGTTTTTCAAGATTTCAAGCTGAGCATCATTTTCTTTAGTCTCATCACGTAATCTTGAATTCTTTTCTTTAAGTATTTGACTCATCTTAGAAAAGACACCGATATCTAAAAGATCTTCGATAACATCTCTTCGATGTCCAGCAGGTAGTTGCATAAAAGGAATGAATGATGATGAACCTAACACAACTACCTGATGGAATGATTTATGATTAAGCTTGAGTATATTTTGCTCAAGGATTTTCTGATACTCGCGGGCGTGCGAGGATTGGTTAAGCATCATGTTGCCTTTCCATATCTCGAAATTCCCTGGCTTTATACCTCTCATAACTCTATAGTCTACGTTATTCACATTAAAATTGACTTCAACTACACAATCCTTTCCATTTATAGAATTGATAAGTTGATTCTTACTAATATTACGGTGTGCTCTTCCAAACAACGCAAATGACATTGCATCAAGCATTGTTGATTTGCCACTACCGTTTTGTCCTACAATAAGAGTTGACTTTTCTTTTATTAAGTCAATCTCTATAAAGTTATTACCTGTTGAAAGGAAGTTTTTATATTTAATTTTTTTGAATACGATCATGAAATTTCTAGGGCCTGTGCTTCTGTCATTAAGTTTCTCACCTGTGACTTGATTTTTTCTTTATCTAAGTCAGTATCTACTCCATCAATATATGTGTCTAAAAGCACAGACGTGTCTTCAAGCGAAACTGCTGCGTCATCAACATTTTCTCCCAAAAACTCGTTAAAATTTTCTTGGATCTTAAGTTCATATATATCTTCATTTTGAATTCTATCAATGAACCTATCAAATGTGAAAGGGTCTTTTTTGTTTGCAACCACAACCTTAACGAATTTCTTTTTGAGCTTCTTAACATCATACTCAAAATATTCATTCGCTTCATCGTCATAATATATCCTCTCAAATAATGTGTATGGATTTCTAACTTTAGTTAGTTCACGTGTTTCAGTATCAAATACATGAAAATGCTTTGGATCGTGTGCATCGGACCAGAAGAATTCAAACTGAGAACCTAAGTATTTGATATTGCCTCTTTCAGATGCAGTGTGATAATGACCAGACATCACCAGTTCGAATCTTTCAAAGATGCTTGGATCCATTCCATGATGCATCACATGACCTTTCATAACCTCAAATCCAGAAAGTTCAAGGTGCGCACCTACGATATCAGCTTTACATTGCCCAATAAATTTAATGCTTTCATCATAATTTTCTTTATTGATCCATGGAATCAAAGCTATATCAGTTCCATCATAAGTCATGACAGTGGGTTCCATAATGATATGAACCTCATTCATATAATGACCATGCAACTCTTTTAATGAGTTAAGTTCATTTGTATTCTTATAAAAGACATCATGATTTCCAGGGATAATGTCCATCACAATACCTTCTTGTCTTAGAACTTCTAAGAACATGTATCTATTTGATTGAAGGGCTTTGAAGTTGATGAACTTACGATTATCGTAATAATCACCTAGGTGTAATATTTGCTTTATGCCGTGTTCTTTAAGATGCGGAAAAAAGACATTTTTATAAAACAACTCTTGTTGTTCAATAAAGATTTCAGAAGAGTTTCTGATACCCGCATGAGTGTCATTGAGAATCGCGATTTTCACGTAGCTTTACCTCTCTATCATAATGTGTTTTCTGGTGTTTCAATAAGCAAGCAATATAACGAAATGGCTTATCGCAATCAATACAACAAGCAAATCCATTCCGTCTAAAAAAGTCTTCATCGTAATATTCCCACGATCTCATTCTGCAAAGAAGTCTTGTAGGTCAGAATCGACTGTCCTAGATTTACGTTTCCTTTTCTTCTGTGTTTGTGAATATTCTTTGATAGCATGATCTTGTGCCTTAACTTTCCCGATTCTATCCTTTAGAGTATCTATAAATTGACCCGCCTGTGTAACGGCTGCAGCATTATCATCTCCAATATCAACAAAATCTTCGAGGCCAGATTGCGAAAGATATTTAAACTTAATGTCTTGTTGTTTCTTTTCTTTAGCGATTCTTCTTAAGAAAGCATACCAGCTTATCTGTGTAAAATAAGCAAATGCATTTGGCTTACCTGTTCGAGTCGCTGTTTCTAAATTATAATTCTCTATAGCGCGGAGACAATTTTCTACAGCATCCATCACCATCTCTTCACGATATGTATATCGAATAAAGTTAGACTTGTGTGATAGACCTTCCGCAATTTTTAAGAAGCATGTAGCAATATAATCAGGAACCGTTGGTATGGTCTTATCCTTTGACTTCGCCTCTCTTATCACTTTCACATAATCAACAACTGCATGAGAAAACTCCGCATTATTTACATAATGTGGTCTTTCTTTAGGTTTCATATTCTACTCCAATTGTTATAATATTATTATACCACCTTCAGGCCAAAATGTAAAGGAAAAAAAAATAAAAAAAAGTGTGTTTGCGAATCAAAAGCTATTTACAAATGGCAAAAACTGTGGTATAATAAAAGAGGTTGCTGAGGGAAGGGATATACTAGTTGATTGTGTCTGATCCTGGGTAAATCCATGGGCCTTTGATCACGTTATCCTTAGCTGAATCACTACTCAGATCGTCGATATTAACACTCACGCCTGCCATCTTTTCAAAATACTTTTCCATCTCTTTACGAGTCTCATCGATATTATTCAAATCATGATCTTTAAATGCTTCTAAATTTTTCGTATACTCCTTAATCATATCTTTCGAAGGAGTAGTCTCTGCAATTATATTATTAGGATTCAAGATTTGTACATGTGTGTGATCGCCTTGAAATAGGACCCATGGTCTAAAGGCAAAGAATCTTTGTCCGGTTGCCATGTTTTCCATGCTTACAATTTTTAACGTGTTTCTTATGACAAGAGAATGATCAGAATCAGCAAAATCTACTACTTCCGTTACGATCTCTTCATTGCTTGCTAATTTAAATTGTCTTAATGCTATCATGTTTCTAGAAGTGTTACAACGAGGTGAGTCCTGTTTTCTTCTCCTCCGTTAAAAAAGTTATGATAAACTGTGTTATCAGTAATATATATAGTGCCATCTGCTGGCATATGAAAAGCCTCATCTTCAATTACCATACGACATCCAAGATTAGTTTTGATCGGTATGTGAATTCTTCTTTCTGGATCACGATGCCAACTTAAGCAAGATCTCGGTGGTTTCATCAAAAATCGTGCGCGCCCAATCTTCCATCGTGATGCTAATGATTTGATAATCTCTTCGGTGTATGTGCCTTCAAATTCAGGACATATTTCTGTATAAGACTCTTCATCAACATAAGGTAATCTTTCCTCCTCAACCGGCGCGTCTGTTGGATACGTCCAATATTTTCCTCTTACATTTCCACCCGTAATTGATTTCTCATCTCCCGGTTTTCTATTTAAGCATATAGCATTGAAGTCAAATATTGATGGATCATCTGTAACAGTTCCATAATCATCTAAGAACCAAATATATTCGTTCCACAATCTTGGTATATCTATAGGCTTATCTAATGTCTTTTCAAGATATTTGTATTTCGTACTCACGATAGTCGAATCGTTCTTTATCATAAATCTTTACCCTTTCTGCAGAATGCTGCAACACAAAATTCTTCTTACTCTTCCATGACAAATCATCTGCAATATCATAAAGTTTTGTCGGACTACCGTCATCACTTTTTCTCAGTCCTCTACCTATCGATTGTAAAACTCTTATTTGAGATTTCGAAGGAGAAGAAAACACAATATTATGAATGTTACGGATATTGACACCTGTACTAAAGACTCCCATAGAAGCGACCACAATAGCATTT